TCACGGGGTGTGCGAGTCCCTCAGTGCGATGTTAATGAATACAGAGAACGGATGCGCGTAGTGTGATTAGGCAAAGTGAGTTTTTCCAAAAAAACTCACTTTCTGTCCACACTGTCCATATTGTCCATAGTGTCCACGACATGATGCCGCAACAGTGCCTACTGTTGCGGCATGTCTATTTGGGAATCCAGAGAAGAAATCGTCGAGCAGTTGGCGGAGAATAAAGCGGCGCTGAAAAGGTCGCTTGATCCGAACTATACGGCAGACGGCGATAGTGTCGAGCAGATTGATTTGGATATAGTCAGGCGCAACATCCAGTATCTGAAAGGTGAACTGGATGCATGGGACGGCAAGGCTGGCCCGGTCGTTGTTCAAGGGATGGTGAGGCGATGAGATTTCCCTCTGCCAAGTCCCGCCTGGTTGCGCGTCAGCGTAGTGTGAATGCTCGTGGCATGGGCCGTATTCAATCAGTGGCTGGGAGCCATCGCGGGACCATGTCCAACTGGCATGCCAACCGTACAACGCAAGACAGTGAGGCTTTTGAACGCGAGATCATATCCCGTCGAGCCGAGTCGCTGGTCGATAACGATCCTAACGCTGCTTCTGTCATTGACTCCATGGCGGTCAACATTGTTGGACCGGGGCTACGCCCGCAGGCCAAGGTGGATCGCAAGGCGCTTGGATTGACTGAAGACCAGGCCATCGAACTTGAACAGTCCATGGAGCTGGCGCACACCATTTGGGATATGGAAGCCCATTCCAGAGGCATGGCGACCTTTGGCGATCTTCAATTTCTTTCGATTCATTCCGTTCTGACCAAGGGCGAGTTTGTTTATTTGCCTCGGATGCTTGATCAAAAAATGTATCCGGAGCGTACTTTTTCCTATGCCTTGCAGGATATCCATCCCTCGCGGTTGTCTACTCCGTCCGATTTCTTCAAGCGTGAGGATATTGTAGATGGCATTCATATCAATGGCGATGGAATGCCTATTGGCTACTGGATTTCCAATCCTACCCAGTTTTCGTTTGGTGAGCGTCTTCCCAGTTCGGAGTATTCTTATATCCCGGCCAAGAATGGGCATCGCCCTGGTCTTTTGCATGGTTTTCGGCTGACCCGCGAGGAGCAATACAGAGGCCGGAGCGTGCTGTCTCCTGCCATGAAATCTTTTCGACTGTTAGATGACTCCTATGAGTACAGCTTGATTGCTCAGATCATGGCCGCAGCAATTCCGGTGTTTATTGCATCGCAGAATCCGTATGACGCAGCCATGGCCGGAGCCTCGGAAGGGTATTCTGCTCCGCGTCCTGAAGACGCAGATGGGCAGCCCAATCCATATTACCATAAGACCGTTGCTCCCGGTTCCATCATGTACGGTTCGCCCAATGAAAAGCCGTTTCTTTTGGAGTCAAATAATCCCGGCAATAATTTTGAGGCCTTTGCGCGGCTGATACTTCGTTCCATGGCCGCCGCAACGGGCATGCCCTACGAAGTCCTTTCCAAAGATTTTTCCCAGACCAATTACTCCAGCGCTCGGGCGGCTCTCCTCGAAGCGTGGCGGGTTTACCTTATTTATCGCAACTGGGCTGGAGCTCATTTCTGTCGGATCAACTGGGCCATGGTGCAGGAAGAGGCCTTCCTGCGCGGCCTGTGGACGGTACCGGCTGGAGCTCCTGATTTTTATGATGCTCGCAACGCCTACCTTGGCGTTCGTTGGATCGGCCCGGCTCGCGGCTACATTGATCCTGTGAAAGAGATCGTGGCGTCCATCAAGGGGCTGGAAAACAACATCCTCACTCACGCAGATGTGGTGGCGGAACAGGGGCGCGACGGCCAGGAAGTGGCGGAAATTCGTGCAGCCGAACGCGCGCGAGACCTGCGGCTTGGGCTTGCTGAAGAGGAGGCTGCGTAATGAATGACTGGCTATCCATTTTTAACGCGCCATGGGCCATTTCTGATGAAGGCATGGAGTCCATGCTTCGTTCCTTTGGTTTGTCCCATTCGGGGCCAGACAGCGGGTCGCAATTCTTTGGTTTGCAATGGGAAGACGCTAAAACAGAAGCCCCACGCAAGGACCATGGCAATATTGCAGTGATAGAAATCTGCGGTCCTTTGGTAAAGCGCCCCATGGCAGCACCTCGTGGATTCGAAGTGGCCTCCTACGAAGCCGTCAGGGCATCCGTGGAAAATGCGCTCGGCGATGATTCCATTGATGCCGTGATTCTGGATATTGATTCGCCTGGCGGCACCGTGGACGGCAATCGCGAGCTGGCCGAGTATCTCTATTCTGTTCGCGGCAACAAACCAATGACAGCTCTTGCCAACGGCATGATGACGAGCGCGGCCCAATATATTGGGGCGAGCATCGGGCGAATTGTGGCAACCAGTCCAAGCACATTGATTGGTTCCATCGGCGTGATTCAGTTGCATGTTGATTGGTCCAAATTGAACGCTGAGATCGGCGTTAATCCAACCTGGATGCACGCAGGAAAATTCAAGGCCGTTGGTAACCCTGATGAACCCCTTTCCAAAGACGATCGCGCCTATCTCCAGGAGCGACTCGATCAATCTTATGAAATTTTTACTTCCGATGTGGCCCGATATCTCGGGCTGAACCCGGCAGAGACTACCGCATGGGCGGATGGTCAGCACTTCCGGGCGACAGTCGGTCTGGAGTTGGGACTGGTGCATGACATCAAGACCCGGCAGGAACTCATTGCATCCCTCAAGGAGGAAGCCATGACCAAAACGGCAGCGGAGCTCCGGAACGACCATCCCGGCGCTGTGCAGGAAATCGTGAGCTCGACAGAAAAAGCTGTGCTTACGAAAGCGGAAAAGGACACTGCGGCAAAGGTCGAAAAAGCGACTGCCACAGCCACAGATGAATGCCTGTCCATGGTGGGCGTCATCCTCGGTGACGAAGCCAAGGGTAAACTGGAGCCTGTTCTTAAGGCTTCTACTGCAGTTGAGCAGGCCACGGCCATTGCCGCTGCAGTCTCTGCCCAGCCGGAAGGCGATGGTGATGACACCAAGGCAGAGGTTGCCTCGTCCACTTCTCGGGCCGCCATTCTGGAAGGTCTTCAGAAGTCTGACCAGGGCGGCGTAAAGCCCGGTGGACAGACTGAAATGTCTGAAACTCAAAAGCAGGATCAGCTCATTGCCGAAATGGCAGAGCTGGACGCATAGGAGGATTGATCAATGCAGAAATATACTGATTCCACCTCCATGACCCCTCCCAACTTTTTGGGGAATCATCCGCCGATTATGAAGCCCGGTACTCTGGCCTCCACAGGTTCCATTCAGGAACTCAAGGGTGGTCTTGTGCTCGGCAAAGTATCGGCCAGCGGCAAATTCGTTCCGTTCAATCCGGCCGGAGGTGACGGTAGTGAAATCGCTGTCACCATTTTGCCTGCCGATATCAGCGTCCCCGCAGCAGGGGATGAGAACAGCCCGCTCTATGCCCACGGCTCTTTCCGTGAGGCCGGACTCGATTTTGGCAGTGCCAACGAGGCCCAGATTGTGGCAGCCATCGCCAACCTTGAGGCCAAAGGCCTCTACGTCCTGTAGGAGAAACCACCATGTTGGATTTCTATTTCAATAAACGCGTTCTGACCGGCACCATTGAAAAGCGCAAGGTGGTACCCAGCCTTTTCAAGGACCTGTTTTTCAAACGCCGCCCGCCGAGTCGCGCTTCCAAGTTCGATTTGGAAATCATTTCCGGCGGCAAGACTCTGGTTCCCTTTGTCACTCCAGTGGAGGGCGGCACTCTGGTGTCCAAACGTGCCCGCGAGATGAAGACCGTTACCGCTCCGCGCATGCGTCCCAAGGTGCATTATACTGCGCCTGAATTGCTGGAAGTTCCGGAACCTGGCGCTTCCCCCATTCTCAAGCCCGGCGTGACCGAGGGAGAGATCAAGCGTTCCGTGGCCGGTGATCTGCAAGACATCAAGGATGACTGCGAACTGACCACGGAATACATGTGCGCTCAGGCTCTCTGTGGCGGCAAGATCACCGTGAATCAGGATAACATCCAGTTTGAGATCGACTACCAAATGCCTGCCGCGCATCAGATCGTGCTGGGTGCCGGGGCTATGTGGAATGATTCCGGCGTTGATCCTTCAAAGACCATCAATATGGCTTCCGATCTCATCATTGATGAGATGGGCATGGCCCCAAATGTCATGGTCTGCGGCAAGAATGCCGCCAATGCTTTCAAGCGCAATCCATTCGTGGAAGGCGATATGGACAAGCGTGATTTCAATATCGGAGAACTCGCTCCTCGTGTGGGCCAGCTTCGCTTCGGCCATTATGAGGGGCTGGACTGCTTCCGCTACGGTGGAACCTACACCGACGGCGCTGGCAACGTGTCCACCATGATGCACCCAGACTATGTCCTCATTGGCGTAACCGATGCCGATGCAGTCATCGAGTATGGCCTTCCCGCTGATCTTGAATGCTCCGGTCCCACCGAATACTTCACCAAGGCGCACGTCGAATCCGATCCGTCCGGTGTCGAATTCATCACTGAAACTCGGCCTCTGCCGTGGACCAAGCGTTCCGGCGCATACGTCTACATCAAGGTTGTCTAGGAGATTGTCATGGCAGTAAAGAGCAAAAAAATCCTGCTGGGTGTTTCCTATGTGGACAAGAAGGGAAAGGTTGTGCCTCCGGGCAAAATCATCTCCCTCCCGACCAAGGACGCGGACAAGATGATCGATGCTGGACAGGCTGTCGATCCTTCTGAGGTTGTGGATATCCAGTCCCTGGAGAGTGAGGCCATTAAAGTCGTCAACGCCAAGGTTGATGAGCTTCAGACCTCCCTCAAAGAAACTAACGCCGACAAGGCCAAAGCAGAGCAGCGGGCGGAACAGGCAGAGCTGGGCATCAA